CGAAAGTCAGCAAGCGCGCAAATCTGCACTACAACGTGGTTTACCGTGTTGCCGCCGGCATCACCGTCAGCCCATCCTATGAAACCGTGAAGGCCCTTTCGGACTATCTCACTGCGGCCGACGACGGCCCCGCCGAGGTCGTATCATGAGCAACAACGGGAGGGGCTACGACTGGGATGCGATCCGCGCCGCGCATCCCATTGCTGACATCATCGGGCAGGCCATTCCGCTCCGGAAGGCAGGCGGCGGCGAACTAAAGGGCTGCTGTCCGTTCCATGCGGAGAAGACGCCAAGCTTCTATGTCGTGCCTGACAAGGAGTTTGCGCATTGCTTCGGCTGCGGTTGGCACGGCGATGTTGTCGACTTCATCGCGGCATATCAAAATTGCGATCCGGCCGACGCGATCGCCATGTTGACTGGCGGCGACACCGGCCCGCGCGAAGTCAGCGAGGAAGAAAAGGCCGAGCGGCAGCGCATCCTGGCTGAGCGCGAAGCCGCTGAGGCCAGGCGCCGTGCCGCTGCCATAGAAGAGGCCAGGCGAGAATGGGAGAACGCGGGGCCTGCCGACCCTCACCACCCCTATCTGGTCCGCAAACAAGTCGAGCCGCACACCTGCCGGCAAACCGAGGACGGCAAACTGCTTCTCCCCATTTTCGATGGGGAGGGCGAGATTCAGTCGATCCAGACGATCGACGATTCCGGCAATAAGCTGTTCAAGGCCAATGCCCCCACCGCGCTTGGCCGAATGATGATCGGCATCAACATGGGCCGCACGATCTTGTGCGAGGGCTTCGCAACGGGCGCCACGGTTTACGACGCTATTCCGGATCAGGTTTGCGTTACTTTCTCCTGCGGCAACATGGAGAAGGTGGCCCGCGCCCTCCACGAAAGCGGCGCCAACATCGTCCTTGCAGCCGACAACAACGAGACGGCGCTACGCAAAATGCTGGCGCTCGGGAAAGAGTTGTCCTGTCCTGTTGTCGTGCCGGAGCCCGTCACACTGCCGGATGGCAGCGCCGGAACCGATTTTAACGACATGGCCGCCGTGGTCGGCATTGATGCCGTTTCGGCTCTTTTTCGCAAAACGCTGAAAGCTTTTGCCGAGGAGCGGGCCATCAAGACGACGCCTGCGCAGGTGGAAGATGGCCCGATAGACCTCTGGGCCGGGCCTCCTGTCCCTGAGCTTCCGCGCGGGCTTTTGCCGCCCATCATCGAGGATTTCGCGTTCCAGTATGCGGAACAGATGGGCACCGACCCGGCCGGCTTTGCGATGTCCGCCTTGACGGCATGTGCTGCCGTGATCCGTGACGAGATATGCCTCAAGCCCAAGCGTCACGAAAAATGGACAGAGAGCGCCCGCATCTGGACGATGCTGATCGGCGAGCCGTCGACCCGCAAGACACCAATGATGAAAAAGGCTGTCGCGCGCATCAAGGCGATCGACGCGCGTCTCCTGGCAGAAGGCAACCGCGCGCTGGCGGAATGGCAAGAAGATGGCGGAGCCAAAGGTGCCGGCCCCAAGCCGCCGTGTCCCCGGCTGCGCATTGAAGATACCACCATGGAGTCTGCGCAAGAGGTATGCCGGGAATCGCCCAACGGCATCCTTGTCCTGCAAGACGAGTTGCAGGGCTTCTTCGGACGCATCGAAAAATACAGTGGCGGCCGTGGTGGCGGCTCGGATCGCAGCTTCTGGCTTCAAGCCTATGGCGGCGGGCAATACGCGGTTAACCGCGTTGGACGCGGATCATTCCTGATCGACAACCTGTCGGTGACGATGCTTGGCGGCATCCAGCCCCATACCATTCGCGAGATCATGCAGCACGCGACGGATGACGGGCTTATTCAGCGCTTCATTCCCGTCTTGCTGCGGCCCGCCGATGTTGACCGCGACATTGAGCTACCGCCCATAGCCGAGAAGTTCGACGCGCTCATTGAGCGGCTGCATGAGATCGAGGCGCCGCGTAATTTCTTCGGTGTCCAGCCCTTCCAGTTCGACGATGCCGGCATTGCCATCCGCGAGGAATTGGCCGCCCGCCATCATCGCATTGTCCGCTCGATCGAGGGTTTCAACACGAAGCTGAGCACGCACATCGGCAAGTTCGACGGTCTGTTCCCGCGCCTGTGCGTCATCTGGCATTGCGTCGAGAACGCCAACAACCCCGATGGCCTGCCGCAGATCGTCCCTGAGGAGACCGCGCGCCGGGTGGCAGACTTTCTGTCCGGCTTTATCATGGGCCATTCGGTAGCGTTCTATACCAGCACGATTGGCCTGTCCGATGGGCAGGAATACGTCCGCATGGTCGGCGGGTATATTCTGGCCCACCAGCTAGAGCAGATCACGCTGCGCGACATCGACCGCGGCATTCGCGCGATGCGCCACATGGATCAGCAGGAACAGCTTCGGGTTATGGACCACCTGGAGGCTTTCGGGTGGGTCGAGAGGAGCGACAAACGCCACGATGCGAAGCGCTGGACCGTGCTTCCAGCGGTTCATGAAACCTATGCTCAGATTGCCGAAAATGAGCGCCGGAGACGCGCAAATATCAGGGCCACAATCAACGAAATCGGGAGCGCTTGCGATGACTGACCGTCGACGACCGTCGACACGAACCTGTCGACACTTGTCGACGGTTCAAACCGTGAACATTGGAGCAAATGGCCGCTGGACCGTCGACAATGTCGTATACCCGTGAGAACATAAAAATCTTTCTTTTTTCCCTTATACGGCGACGCACGGTCCCCTCATACGACATTGTCGACGGTCGGAGTTTGGCGGGAAGGCCATTTTGAGTGCTTTCTGCACCCCCGCATCGACCCTTTCCCGGACCCTCAAAAACAGCACCCCCGGAGCCCGCCCATGACCCCCTCACACCAACAGGAGAGCGTCTGAATGCTACGGCCAGAACCTGTTCGGCACTCGCGCGTCTTGCCAAAGCCGCTTTCATGCTGTAACTGGATTGCCGCCATGGCGAAGGCGGCTCAATCGAAAAACAATCAGCCGGTATCAAGGCGCGGCGGCGCACGTCCTGGAGCGGGCCGTCCGAAGGGCTCGGTCAACAAGGCCACAGCCGATGTCCGCGCGCTCGCTAGCAAGTATGGCCCCGACGCGATCGAGGAACTCGCACGTCTCGCCACACAGGCCGAAAACGAGGCCACGCGCGTCTCTGCCATCAAGGAACTGCTCGACCGCGGCTATGGCAAGTCGGTTCAGGCCGTCGAGCACAGCGGCCCCGAGGGCGGCCCGGTAAAGCACGCGCACGACATCAGTGACGAGACGCTAGCGCGCATAGCGGCGGGCGGTCGCTGATGCTGATGGAGCGCATTACCCCGCAGGTTGCTGCGCAGGAGTTGCTACGGCGCCGCCGGGCTCGGGCGAACCTGATCGACTACGCGCGGTTCATCGACGTGCCGGGCGCGCCGGTTGTCGAGGGTGATGACGACACGGAGGATTTCCGCCCGGTCGAAACCGAGCTGGCTGAACACCACAAGATCATCCTCCAGGCAACGCAGCGCTGTATCGAGCGCCACAGAGGCCGGACGATGCTGTTCCTGCCGCCCGGCTCGGCGAAGTCGACCTATGCCACGGTCGTCGCCCCTACGTGGGCGATGGGCCGAAAGGCGGGCTTCAAGGTCATCGGGGTCAGCTATGGCAGCGACCTGGCCCGCAAGTTCGGTCGCCGGATGCGCTCGATTGTGAAGCAGCCCAAGTTCCGGCTGCTGTTCGATACGGGCCTGAGCGCCGAGAGTGCGGCGGCAAACGAATGGGCGCTCGAAAACGGCAGCGAATACATGGGCGGCGGGATCCTGTCGGGTATCACCGGCAACCGCGCCGACTGCCTTGTTTCAGGCACGTTGGTGGAAACTGACGTCGGGCCTGTGCCTATCGATGACTTAAAAGATTGCCCCACTTCCTTTAAAGTTCTAAGCCTTAACCATCAGGAAAACAGGCTGGAATTCTGCGATGTCGAAGCTTTCGCCGCTCGTGAGGGAGTTGGGATATACCGGGTCACCACTGCCGCTGGCCGAGTGGTCGAGGCTACGGGAGATCATCGAATCTTCACCGCAGCGGGATACAAACAAGCGCGTTCACTTACCGCCGGTGATCGTCTCGTGTGCCTTGTGCAAGAAGCAGGTAACGAAGACGGCGTTCGAGTATCGCAAGTGGGAGGCGAAGTGCGGACGCGACCACTATTGTTCGCTGGCGTGCAGTCAGAAACACGCATCCTACAAGGATCGGAGACGCTGCGAGAAGTGCGGCGAGCGGACACCGCGCAAGACAATGCGGTTCTGTCCATCATGCAGGCCGAAGGGAGGCAAAAAGCCCGCGCATCCACCAATCGAAGCGCAATGCCCAACCTGCGCAAAGCCGTTCAAGGCTGTTTGGCGGGGCAAAGGCAAGTTTGCGACGTATTGCAGCAAGACATGCGCGGACATTGGGCACTCACGGCGGATGGCTGGGAAAGGCAACCCGAAGTGGAAGCACGGGGCAACTCCATTGCGGGAGCAGCCTCATTCGGCGCGGGCCTTTCGGATAATGAAAGCTCTGGTGAAAGAGCGCGACGGCAATCGCTGCGTGATTTGCGAGGCAACCGAACGCCTTCACGTTCACCACATCGACAATTGGCCGATGAACAATTCGTCATCGAATCTCATCACGCTTTGCCCGAAATGCCACAAGGAAGCGCATCGGGCGATAGATGGGAAGTCGAGTTCGATCACGTCGTTTCGGTTGAGCGAATTGGCGAAAGCGCCCCTGTCTTCGACATCCAAGTTTCAAAGAACCACAACTTCTTCGCCAATGGAGTTCTAGTTCACAACTGCGTCCTGATCGACGATCCGATCAAGGGCCGGCAGGAAGCCGACTCCGAGGTCATCCGCAAGAGCACGCTGGAAGCCTACCAGGACGACGTTCTGACCCGCCTGAAGCCGGGCGGGAGCGTGATGATTACCCAGACCCGCTGGCACGAGGCGGACCTTGCCGGGTCGATCCTGCCCGAGGGCTGGAACGGCGAAAGCGGCATGATCGAGTGCCGCGACGGCGAGACATGGGAAGTCATCTGCATCCCCGCCAAGGCGGTTCGAGCCGACGATCCGCTAGGGCGCTTGCCGGGCGAATACATCTGGCCCGAGTGGTTCGGCGAAGATCACTGGAAGCCGTTCGAGCGCCTGCCCCGCACATGGTCTGCGCTCTACCAGCAGGTGCCGTCTCCTGATTCGGGCGACTACTTCAAGCGCGAATGGATCATCCCCGTCGATCACATCCCTCCGAAGGAGGAAATGATGATCTACGGCGGGTCCGACTACGCCGTGACGGCAGATGGTGGCGACTACACCTGTCACGCGGTTGTCGGGGTCGATTCCATCGGGCGCATGTATCTGCTCGACCTGTGGCGTCAGCAGGCCAGTTCGGATGTGTGGGTCGATGCCCTGTGCGCGTTGGTCCGCAAGTGGAAGCCGGTCGGTTGGGCCGAGGAAACCGGCCAGATCAAGTCCGGCGTCGGGCCGTTCCTCGTCAAGCGGATGCTGGAAAGTCAGGCGTTCGTCTAT